ATTTAAGGCGAATTTTGTTGTTATTGATCTTTGATAATTATTATAATCTATATCAACCATTAGTGTAATATAATTATTAATTACACCACTCTTTTATATATATTTTTAATGATATAGTTATAATCCAAAAAAAAAATAAAAAAGGGCCTTATGCCTTTTTTTATTGGAGGGGACTGTTCAGTCTAGTTAAATTTTAAAAATCTTAAATGGTTAAATCAATAATAGTAGAATCGATATTATCGTTAATAGTCTTTTCTACAGGTACTTGGTATGGTTCTATTTGGTCAAGTCCACCGATGGTTTCATGTACACAATGCTTGTATCTATACTCTTCCACTGCTTTCGTCATTTGTTCAATATCACCGGACAATTTGGTTATATTGGTTCTACAGCAAGGACAAGGGAATTTTGACAATATTTTGATTGGACAAGTAATATTGAGTACACAATTCATACAGAATCGGTGATTGCAATTGGTTTCCACCATATTGTTCATATTGTTCATATTGCCCAATTCTTCAAAACAAATCGGACAATCCGTTTCTTCTACAGTATCTAGTTTCGTTTGCTTGAATTGAATCGGCTTTTCTGTACGGAAAATAGCGTTGAAATCTCTCATCAACTTCTGTTCACAATCTTCCACTGCTTCAAGAGCATCGTCTCGCTTCGCGATAGTAACTACTAATGCGTCTCTTTCTTTTGCCAATTCGGCTTCTAGTTTTGCGATTCTTTCTTCTGCTTTTTCTATTTTGTGGTTATATACACGCTGCAAACTAGTACGTGAATTAGTCACATTTCTGGTAACGTCTTGTCGGATCTTCTCGCGTAGACTATCTATTTTTTCCAAACGAGGTTGGTTGCTGACTGTACACAAGGATTGTTCAAATGGAGAGTTGGGAATGGATGTGTTCTTCAAATATTTCACCATTTCACCTAGTGCTACCTGAACATTGTTTTGAATATACAATAGGAAATGGTCAACAGATGTCTTTTTATAGGTCTTTTTGAAAAAGTCCTTCTCCAAATCGGTCTTGAATATATCGTATCCAAGTCTATTGGTAATCAATGGCAATATGACTCCTGGGGTATCACGGTTTACTTCCAATAGAGAAGTGAATTCCGGTACCATGAAGAAGCGACGATCATAACCACCATCGTGTTCATATGTATACGATTCCAACACTTCTGGTGTATAGTTCCATCTGTGACTGTAGTAATCATTTACAATAAAACACTGTAAATGACGGGTCATTTCCTCAAAATTTTCTTTTTTTTCATATATCGCTTCTTTGGTTTTACAGTTTGTACGGTTGTGTCCCGCTTGTTTACAGAAACTACAGGTTGGTGGTTTTCTGGTCTTTCTACCTACTGCTGTAGTAGAAGAGTTGGTGGCTGTAGAAGAAGTGGTTACGACTGAGGCTGACATCTTTGGTTTTTGGTTTGTTGCTTTGGTTTTTGCTTTGATAAGTGCTTTGTTACGAAACGAATGTATATATCATATACTTAATTACTAGACACAAACAATCAATTTGGGCCTCTTTCAATTTTTGGACCACATAGTCAATGAACATAGTAAACTACTGTACAGTGTTCATGTATTTATTCAAATGATTTCAGGATGTTCTACAAACCAGGAACCCATCCATTTGGCGGAATGATACACGATTGGTTTCGATGTATCCACTCCAAATCGCACTATATGTTGTACTACATCTGGTGTATAATGAAGAACTCTGGAGCGCATATAATCCACTTCGGAAAACGAAAAGACAGTCTTGGTCATCTCGTTGACGGCCGAATCGACATCATCTAAATAATTCTCTAAATCTTGGGTGGTGGTAAAAAGAGGCATAAGAATTCAATATAGTTGTATATATACTGATTATTTTTCTATAGTAGACTTAATACGAATTCTATTCATATGAGTTTTTTTTTACTTACTATCATTACAATATATTTGTATTTTATCCATATATTCCTGACAGGTGAATGTAGTCTCACATAAACAGTTTTCATACAACCGTATATATTTTCTACAGTCATCACTAATATTCGCTATCGACGATAAGGGAGATGGATCCAATACAGATCCTACGACGTGCCGTGCTACTGATGAACCGACTCCAAATGCAGCACCATCGGCCATGGTACGGGCCAAATTGTGATTCGCGTTACTGGGTGATCGGTGAACAACTGTATATGGAGGTTGAGTTGGCGGTGGAGGAGTGCGTTTGTTGCTTTTCATTGATGATGGTGAACGTGTCATAATATATAAATAAGAATAATATTTTTATATTAGTTTAGAATTGTGAAGTTTAGTTATTTAATTTAATCCAAACGAAACACCTTTGTATAGTAAGCCCAGAAGAAGATTCCAACAAAGCATTTCGAGAATAAGTCCAATATATTGAATACCACATTCTTGGTCACTTCATCGTAGAAATAAGCCACACCGTAAATGGACCATAATCCCAAGAAAGCCATGTATAACATACGATTATCAAAGTTGGGCCGTTTGGCTACATAGTTCGCGTAAATATAGTAGAATAACCCGATGAAAAACAAGAAACCCATCGCATTGGCCACAGTTTTGTCCATAAAGGAAATTTCGCCTAAATACCCCGAACCTAACATTCCATAATTCAAAATCAAAATGGTTAAGAAACTTTTGAATTGGAGAGAACCACCTTTGACATTGTACAGTAATGCCAATACCAGAACTAATAACATAATGGGTGTAGTGATAGACCAATCCAAATAACGCATATCATTGATCTTTTTATAAGACACTGGTTCGGATTTCTTTTCAAACAACGAGACAAATTTACCGTAGAAGAATGCGGCTACAACGGAAATACAGGTTTCTAAATTCAAAATATTGCGGATCTTGGCATCTTGGGTACGAATCGCCTCAATAAAAGTAATAGTGGCCGTAGTCATTAAGAAGACATAGGTAATGTAGAAACTCGATTCTACTAGTTTTGTATTGGTCGGTGTCATATTTTCTATAGTAATAACCGAGACATTTTTTTAGTTCAATTGGGTAAAACAAGATATTTACCTAAATAAAAAAAGAATGGACGCTCAACAAAATCAAGTTCAGGAAGGTATTTTGATTAATGATATACGAAGTAGTGCTGAATTTCGTGGCATTACATTTTCAGGATACAAAAAAGCCGATGTGAAGAAACAATTATTACTCCATTTATCCAATGGACGAATTGAACCAAGTTGCTATTGGTCAGCAGAAATGATATGTGCATCACATTTTATGGATCTATGGGAAGCATTGTTGTTCTATTTAGGCAAATATATTCATTTAGCCAATCCGAAATTGGCGATTTATTTACACAAACGATTTGTTGTATTCCGCAATATTATGATACAAGGTGAGGATGAAATGAGTTTGCGGAATAACAGTACAGTCCGGGATATATTCGTAGAAATCGTTTCTATTTTCTGTTTGTCATCAAAAAAACCGGCAATGGAACCGGTCAAAATCAAAACAACCGAGGAATTCGATATAGGTGTCATGACTGAAAAACTCAAAGCCCCGAATGCCGATTTTGCCACGCCCATTTGGAAACCCAAAGACCCGAAAGAACTGACCATTGCAATGAACGAATTTTGTTTTCATATTTCAAAAACAAACAACCATATTCCCAATATGAGTCAAGCATGTTATTGGGTACAGTGGATTATCGAATTTGAAGCGGCCTGTAGAAAACGCAAACGACCGTGTTTAGCCGCAACCCGTGAAAACATACCCGTAGAATACAAGTACCAACAAGAAGCCATTTGGATTGTATGGGACGCACTATTGTACGAATGCAAAGAAGACACTTATTTACAGTCGTTATTGCAGTCGATTTTGCCGCTATTTTGTCTCAAATTCTCACCACCCTGTATTAAAAAGCGGAATTATTTATTGTACTTTGCCATTTCAGTCGTTACCGAACCATTTGTCCGGAATTCACAAATGATATCGGATAAACGCGTAGTCGAACACGCATTACACCAGTGTTCTACGGTATACAAGCAAATCAAGAAAAACGAAGTATCACCGCAAACGGATTATTTGTTTGCCGGATTACATGACCCGAATGCCGCACAAAAATCGCTTCATAAACTCGATATGGTTTATTCGATGTTAGATGGAGGTGGTCCAGTAGATCCGGATCTCATTGACCAAAGTGAAATCGACATTTCTACAATCGAGTAGTAATGGACTGTTTTGTCCAATCGTACACACAAAAGCCAATGCTATTGACCAGTACTCCCCGTAGAGCACAAACCCCGAAACCTCTCCATAAATTCCCCATTTGAATCGCTTTTTGTATAGTAATATTCTGACTAGTTTGCCTATTTTTGATTACATCAACCGGATACGTACATGTCCAACTTAATAAACCAGCCACGCCACCGGAAAAAAGTGGTGTATATTGTTTTTCGCGCAATGAATAATACGAACCCAAATATACAGACACCGCTACACTTTCTCTACAGGCAGTCATCCAATAACCCGGTGTAATCATAAAATCAGTCCACTGTAAAGGTAAATTCATTTGCCGTTTGATTTTGCCCACTTCAAAGGCAAAAACCACCGGTGAAGTAATGAGTCCTGTACAGAATCCATTTATGAAGTGCTGTCGTTGTTGTCGTTGTTGTCGTTGTTGTTGTTGTTGTATACAACACCGATCGTGGTAATTATGTTGACGATTAGTGGTTAAAGTAAAGTGATTGGAGAGAAATGCATTGATTTGAAAAGTAGCCCCGTTTATTAACATCGATAAAGTAGTAGGAAACGCAAATCCACGGTAATATTTTTTGAATGAGGACTGTACCGTAGAACCAAGAGAAATGGTCTTTTTATTTTGAATATATACTTTGAGAGTATCAAATGGATGGCCGATTATATTTTGGACTAAACCGGAAACACAACCACCATAGAATTCAACCGATGGATCCATTGATGTCTAATGTAGATTTAAAAGCCATTATTTTTATATGATTATAATGCAAAAATACAATACACGAATAATATGCTATTACCATCCATAACCACATTATACACAACATTAACAACTGCTGTTTCTTCTACAGTACTGCCGAGTTTTGTAATGAATACTTGGATTGCTCCCCATGGAGCCACTGATTTGATTCACGCCATTCATCATAATACAACTGTTTTAATGTCTACTACTTATTATGGTACCATAGGAATAGGGCAATTATGTCATGCTGTCCACCAAGATCAATTCTTCTACAGTCTTTTTATGGTGGCATCGTTTATCCATTTTTACGACGATTGGAAATGCCTAAAGAATCCTATTTTAGCCACTTTTTTGACCGGTTCTCTCCTTTCCACCTTTGTTCAAACATCTTGGTTACCATTTTATTTGTACATGACCTTTCATCATGTACCGAATCATTATATGCAAATGTGGCCTACTTTACGCAAATATAAAATCCCTACTGTACTGTTATTGGCTTATACGGGATTTTCATTTTGCTTTTTCACCAATGAGGTTGGAACAGATATGACTTCGATTATAGATGATTTAGGCATTTGGATTGCTTCGATTGTGATTGGACATATTGCCTACAATGTAGCCTTTTCGGTTCAAAATAGCAGCAATACTCCATATGACATACCTTCTAATTTTTAGAGACAATAAGAAAAATACGATTTTGTTATTGTTATTTTGGAACAGAGAATAGTTAGGAGACCCTTACGTGGATACACGATTGGTCGGCGCTTCGCGCCCGACCTTTCACCGAGCGTAGCGATGTGAATGTAATAGTATTTAGAAATTAGAAAACCCACCAAAAGAATTGGCGGCCATAGGTTCCATAATACTGGGCATTTGAGGAGCACCAGTAGGATTACCTCTCATCATGGTATTATAAGTTTCAGTTGATTGTGTAGTAGCCATTGGGGCGGGTGGGAAAACATCCGATTGAGAACTGCCTAAATGATCTCCTTGACTGTGATTACTTTGTCTACGGACATTTTGCTTCGATTCCATAGGTTCTCTTGGTCCTGACCATAGTTCTTGAACACGCTCCACTAGTATATTGACCTTGATACCCAATTTAGTCTGTAGACTCAATACAACCACCAAAAAGGCTAATATCACATTGGTCAAGGAAAGACTTTCGTATTTGAATTCACTGTAGGTAGGAACATAACTAATAATACGGTGAATAATAACAATACCGACAAACATAATAATCAATTGTACCAATACTTCGACCAATATTTCTAAAGACGATTTATCTGAATCAGCATCGGGAATTAATCGCTGAAGGGTTTTGTTTAATATAACAATAGGCACGATCCCTAATAATGAATATTGTAGAACATTAAGCACTTCACCCTTTCCTTCTTCAGTAGTAGAAAACACGTGGTTGAAAAAGGATCGACGTGAACCACTAGATTCTAATGTGATTTCATTTGCTAAACTCATCTTCTATAGGATTTTTCTTTTTATGAAATTAATGGAGAAATTAATACAGATGGTGGTGATATTGGACAATCTTCCATGGAATCCAAAAACGCGGTAATCCACCGGTCTTCTACTGATTGTTGTAAATGCAATGTAGGCAATAATAATTTCACCGTTTCTCTCAATTTGTCATTTTTAATCGTATTATAATGGTCTATCCATATTACATTTCTATAGTCAACAAAGTCCAGTTTTAAATAATGGAAATCGCACGTAATAATTTCGTCATGATACGTATCAATATGAAATTCATTTATTTTATAAGTCAAATATAATTGTTTCCGGATAAATTGAGCAGGGTCATGCACATTTGCTAAAGCATTTATGTCCACGGATCCCGGTATAGCAAAATAATTGGGTCGATGATGTTTCTGGATGAATTCGGGATTCAATTGAATCACATGGTCAGGTTTCATTCCCCATTCTATTTTTTCTACAGTCATCTTCACTGTAGAACGGGGTATGATTGTTATATCGTACGGTTTCAAAGATGCATTCATTTTATCTACATTGACCAATTCATCAATGGTACAAAGAGTTTCATTCGATTGCAATCCAACCACGTCGTCCAGTATAATAATAGTGTGTCCGGGATATACCAATGTCATCATAAATGCCGAAAATAAGGGTAAAAATTGGATGGCATCAAAATGGTCAAGTCGGCAATACAAGACTTGACGCTTTAACCGGTTCTCAATCAATGGTCCATATGTTTCTTTTTTGTGAATCGATTCATACATACTGTACAAATCTAATATAGAATAATAGTCCGTACAATATTGACGCTTCCCAATGATGAAAAACTCCGGGTCAAATTTGTCTTTTAGTCGACTTATATCCAGACGTGTAGTCATATAAGAAGCGTCGGTCCACCAAAAATTACCGGAATAATGGGGCGGATTACCCGGACTTAGCACGCTCATTTCATTTTGCCCGACTGTATTGTAGACATTGAGTAATTGGAGACAAATATTGTATTTATCTACTGTACAATAAAGCATAAAGTCGACCCAACTCCTAATCGGGTGTTTGGTTACACAGTCTTTCGGACGAGAAATGCCCTTTGTATGCAAATACAAGATTTTGTAATCGGGGTGGAGTTTAGCAAAAGAATACATTTCGCGAATCGTGGGTATTTCAAATGTAGTAGGGTCTGTACTGTAATTTACGACACGGATTTTTGGATGCAAACTTTCGATTTTAGGAATATTTAAAGGAGTGCCCGTATTGTTCACATAAATGAAATCGAGACAATGGATAATGGGTCTTTGAATCAAATAGTCCAGTAAATAACATAATATTTCATCACCCCATGCGGGTAATGTTGTACTGTGAATAAAACACGCCGTCTTTAGCATTATTTATTCAGGAATTTGAACGAGGAGGGTGATTATGGTTCTATAGTATATACATAATAAAAAGTCCTTATATTTATTATGTACGAATTGGTAAAAATTGAATGCCTGTGCAGAAAAATACGGACAGTATAGTAAATTATTTGTACAAATTAACTCACTATTTTAATCACGTAAAAATGGGAATGGAAAACGAAAAAGAGAATGAATCGTCTTGCCCGATTTGTTTTGAAGATATTCCGGTTGATTCATCGAATTCTTTACAAACGTCTTGTAATCATAAATTTCATACGAATTGTTTCTTGAAACATACTGCGGTTAATGGATATACGTGTCCTTACTGTAGAAAAGTGTTGGTTGAAACTGTGGTCACAGAAACCGAAGAGGCCAATATTGGTCGTGATTTGTTTATTCGTAATCATTCTATATTGGAAGAAGGGATGATGAGTTATGAAGATTCGGATGAAGATTCGGATGAAGATTCGGATGAAAATGAAAATGAAAATAATGATAATTTTGAAGTCGACCCGGAAAACGCAATGATGGCACCCATGCGTTGGATGTTTCAACGTGCTAATGATGAGCCTTTGGAAGAATCCAAGCCGAATTTACAGCGCTTCTATCAATATAATGATTCAAAAAATAGCAGTATGACTCTAATGAAAGAGGAAAATTGGACGTATATTAGAGATATGTTACAACGATTGAAAAAACAAAAAATAACCGAAGAACAAATATTAGCAGCATATTTATATCAAGTATCACATAATTATCGATTCAGTACAGTGGCATTCGATGTCAATGTAGATTTACAAAAGAAAATACATTATTTACATAATATACAAATCCATATGGCAGATGAGCGCGTACGAAATACCTTTTCTAGATTAGTCAGTAATGGCGGTTATTATAGTTATGATGGTGAAGATTAAGTCTAAACCACAATTATAATATTTATGAAAATAAAATTAAATACATTTTAAAATCATTTAATATACTATGCTAAAATTTGCTATCGAAATCAATAAATACAAAGATAGGGATACGAAAAATGATTATCACGAAGAGTATCAGTATTTGAATTTACTCAAAGATATTATCGGTCATGGTTCTCACGAACAAGGTAGAAATGGCCCTGTTCTTACTGCCATTGGGTCTGCTATGCACTTTTCTCTTGAAGATGGCAAGATCCCTATTCTTACTACCAAAAAAACTGCGTGGAAAACATGTCTAAAGGAATTATTATGGTTTATCAAAGGGGATACTTCCAATAAACGTCTAAAGGATGTCGGTGTTCATATTTGGGATGCTAATACTACTCGTGAATTTTTAGATTCCCGAGGCCTACAGCAATATGAAGAAGATACTGTAGGAAGTCTTTATGGGTTCCAGTGGCGTCATTGGAATGCACCATATGAAGGTTGTGACGCAGATTATACAAATAAAGGTATTGATCAGTTACAAAATGTGATTAATATATTGAAAGATCCAGTACAACGAAGTTCACGAAGAATGGTTGTAAGTGCATGGAACGCAGAACAATTGGACGGAGGATGTTTACCCCCATGTCACGTTTTATTTCAGTTCAATGTTGTAGATGGTAATAAGTTAAGTTGTTGTCTGTTTCAACGCAGCAAAGATTCCGCTTGTGGTGCGCCATTTAATTACGCTTCCTACAGTTTTCTGGTACACTTATTAGCAAAACATTGTGATTTAATACCCCATGAATTTATTCATTATGGAGGAAATTGCCATATTTATTCTGAACATATAGATGCCATGAAAGAACAAATCACAAGAACTCCTTTGCCATTTCCTACACTAGAAATTGTAAACAAGAGAGATAATATTAATGACTATGTAGTAGAAGATTTCAAGGTTCATGATTATCAACATCTCGCACCAATCAAACTAAGGATGGTTGCTTAAGTCGTTTTGAATAGTAGTGTCAACATAAAAATAATTAGCATATTTACATAGATATTTTTTGTATTGTAATTGTATAACTATAACAAGCCTCAATATGTATCGCGTTGTTTCACAAAGTTTCGTCAATAATCTTGACAGACAACCCCAAATTAATATGAAAGGGCTTTTAGAAGATGTGAAAAGGCTGAAAACCAAAGAAGAAACACTTAATATTTCCAATATTGAAAACGCATGTAGTAGTATTTATACCAAAGACGGGACCAGTGTTTTTGTCGGTTCAGGTTGTTTTTTCACCATGGGTAACGACTTAACCAAAGGATATTTCTTGACTGCAGCACATTGTGTATTGAAAGCCGATACATATACAAAAATGGATCAACTGTACGTAACCAATCCAATAAATAATACATGGCATCAAATTGACCAGGATTCTATTTACTTGGATGGAGTGGCCGATATAGCATTAATTCAAACCAATATCAATTTCACTGCACATTCACACTTTTGTCTACAGTTATCTACTGTAGAAGGCAGTGCTGGTAATACGTGTTATGTGTGTGGAAACCCCGGTGGATTGGATACCGATTCTATAAGCAAAGGTGTTGTACGAGATGGACACCATACCTTGCGGTCGGGGTCATATGTACCCGATGCTATTTACATTGATACGGCCGGTATAGGAGGGAATTCGGGCAGTCCCATTTTGAATATTAATGGTAAGATTATCGGTTTGTTTCTATTTGGTATTGTTGGAAGTGAAACCTTAAATGGTGGAGCTAATCTAGATACTTTACGACGTTCATTACAAGTTTTACGCACCGGTATCGACAATAGACTTGAAAAGTTATATTTGGGATTGAATTGGATGATACCGGATGCATTTACCACTCAAAGTTATTATAATGATTCTACTGGGTTCCCCAAACAAGGTTTACTGATTACTGGCGTTGATGGAAATAGTGCAAATATTCCATCTACTTATTTTAATCATTTCGATCTTTTATTGTCCTATGTTATCCAAAACAAGAAAACTGATTTAGGAGCCTTGCAACATCAAAGAACTTTAGGACAATTAATTTATGCTCTTCAGTCATACCCTTCGTCTGAATCAATAAAATTCTATTATATTCGTAACAAGGATACTGGTGTACAAGAAATGACTGTTCGTATTAGTGATCTGAAACGCTATAGTCATGTATATGTATCCGAATCCGATACAAAAAAAGACTTGCCACTTATTGGTGGAGGAGGATAAAAGCCCCAATGTAAAAATTTTCAATACTATTTAAGAAAAATTCTATTGAAAACATTTTGCCTAAAGAATACAAGTTCGGTGGCAAAAAATGAAAACCCCATTTTCCTATTTTTCATTATCATCATTGTTTTTATTATTGTCTCATACAACAACCGATCCTGTACAGTGTATGCATATTAATAAACCATGGAATCCAGAATCATTTTATCACATGACACAAAAGTTTACTAGTCAACCATTTACTATACACGATCATTATTCAACAGTATCGCTTCTACTGGAAAGTAGTATTAATTTGTCTCAAATCGAATCAAATCAATGGGCTTCTTATTTTTATTATACCAATGCCAATCAATATATTGAATTGGAAATGATTCAACCATGGAATCGCCTAAATACAAAAGTACATCAAGATTTAGTCCATGTATGTGAATCTATGATAGAGTACCGTACAGATACTATTCCGCTCGATCTTCATGCTGATTTTTCCAATAGAAATCACGAAGAACAAAATCGAGAGAAAATGCCTAAAGAATCTACTTTAGGAAGTTGGTTGATTCCAATCAATCAACCCTTTTCGTATTTTCTCTCCGATTCATTATCGAAAGTAGATTTAGAAATCCAAGAATCAATTCAATACAATCGAGAGAAATATTTATTGCATTTATGTTCATATGAATTGAACAACTTTTCTACATTGACATATGATCCATCCACCGGTCATCTTCAATACAAATATATCCAACCAATTCATTTGGAAGTGATTATACAAAACATTTTAGCATTTTCGAGAGAAAATGATGGAACCAGCAAAATGCCTAAATCCATTTTATGGGAAAAGGCAAAGTATTTAGGGATTTTGTTGATTCAATATGAAAAGTTGATTTTTGAAATATTTTCCTCTGAAGAATCTTTAGGCATTTATTCATTGCCGGAATACCGTAGAAAGATCATAAATCGCCTTACTGTCTACAGTAATACTATTTTACATGGATTGCAAAATATGCCTTTGTCTCAAATTCAAGAATCGAAGAACGCCATGTATTTACAAGAATCCGAACGGTTGTGGAAGTACCGTAAACAAGTGGAAATGAATGCTGCGCGGGTCCACCATTTAGAATGGAGTGTTAGTTGGATACCATTGACATCAACTATATATTCTACAGTAAATTCCGTCATTATGGAACCTGTACAATGGTTATCCGAATGGTTCCACATTTGTCTCCAGAAAATCACTTATGTAGCATTCTACTATATTTTATACATTGGTTCTATTGTATTTACATTATATCAGGTCTACACTAAATGTAGAGGATTAATGTATACAAAATATGGAAAATAATGATTACAAAATAGAAATCAAGGTTGATATCGATATTGAACCTGATGTACCATCACCAACCGACCAAAATCTAAAACAAAACTCGCGAAATTTTCCTACATTTAGGAAATCATTGACACCGAAAGAAAAACAATACATTCATCGGTATATAGAATCATTAAAACCAAAGTCACCGGAAAAAGAATCATGAAAGTATTTGCACATCGAGGATACAATGCTAAAGACAATACTTTAGAAGCATTTCAAAATGCTATTAGAGAGAAATTCGATTATTTAGAAGCCGATATTCACCGTACAGCAGATTACGATTTAGTCTTACATCATGACCCTATTATTGGAACTCATCATATTGAAAAAACCACCGTGGATATTTTGACCGAGACTTATCCGGATTTATTGACTTTAGACGCTTTTTTCCAACATTTTCCACCTACAGTATACAAAACGTATTTGGATTTAAAAGGGGGTGATTCTGTCTCTACATTAGTGATGAATTATTTGAACCAAAAACGCATTCCATTACGTAATATTATAGTAGCCAGTTTTAATCGATATCATTTGAATACGTTTATTCATAATAAAATACCGGTGAAAATGGGTTTTATTACAGCCAATACGTATTTACCACACGAATTGGACACAATGCTATACGGTATTGATTTCATTGTAGTGGATTGGGCTTCTTTATCCAATCGTCTAATCGAAATTGTATTGCAGCACAACAAGAAAATCATTGTATATACGTGTAAAACAATACCAGAATATCAATATATCAAGCGATTTGATAATAATTCTTTTCATACACTCTACGGTATTGTATCGGATATAATTATTCCTAATGAAAACAATATAAATCCAACACATTTGAATTAATATTCAATTATACTAAACATTAATATGAGCAGTATAAACGCAGCAAAAAAACGCAGAGCCAATATAAGTCAGGTTCAACAAATACAAACACAACAGCCGCAGCAACAATCAAAACCAATGAGTTTACCTCAAGTATTAAAAATGTTTGATTCACGTTTAGTCACATTAGAAAAAGCCACCAATGAAGCAAAACCACATAGTGTAGTAGTAGAAAGCCCGGGTGTTTCTCAAGAAGAGACAAATGCTATTAAAGAAGTATTAAATGAATACGACGAACGTTTCCAAATGTTGGCAGGCGAAATCCAAGAAATGAAATCAGCCTTGATGAAATTGCAAACCTATACGATGGACGTAAATAAAACATTATTGGAAGAACGAGTCCAATATATGACACCAGTGGCGAATACAACATCTTCTACAGTAGACCAATCAGTTGATTATGACAATATAGTAGCCACTCCAGAAACGATAGAAATGATAGATGCCAATGTAGATTCAACTCCAGATAATTTATCATCTGAAGAAAATGACAACCAACAAGATGAAGCAACTGAAACGAATGCAAAATTGGATAACTTAGATGATGTAAATGTAAATGAAGACTTTGAAGTATCCTTTTCTACCAACGATAAAAAAATGAAAAAGAAAGGCCGTAAATAAATAATTCTACAAAAAATATATAATTACGTAAACAACATATAATTATATACACATATACTATTACATTCCATGAGTGCCAGTACAATGAACACTGAAGAACGCGAACAATATGTCCAAGAAATAGAAAGCACCAAGGTTAAATATTATCAAGAACATAATAAAAACCGTTTTTTCAAAAATTCACAAAAGTTAGAATGCGCTACTAGTATTTCACAACAAATGGACATTCAAAAAATGATTAAATGTACAGTATTCCAAGTCCCAGATACCAATATTTTGTACTATAATTATCTAGTATTCAAGACTTATGCGAATGATCAAGTTACACCAATCTTATATCAATATGTAGTATCATTAGTAGATAAAGTATTGAAAGAATATTCTTCATTTGAATTCCACGTGAATCTAAAATCGTTCACTATTTCAGCAGCGCAACGTTATTATAGTATCATTTGTTCAGTATTTGAGGATAATACTACATTTACTGGTAAAATGACAAGATTGGTCATTTATCATACCCCTTCTGTAATAAACAATATAAGACAATTACTGTACAATAGTATTAAGGATATAGTGGACAAAGTTGAATATTTTTACAAGGATAGTGATACACACATTGCTAAATTATTTGATATATCTTCGTAAAAAAGTATTTAGAACAAATTCACTTTAATAAATCAATAAAATAACCAACCCAAACAACCTAACTATGAGATTGACCATTAGCGACCCCGTTAAAGCAGAAACATTTAGCCAATTGTTTCAACCCATGAAAACTTTCACTGATTCCAT